TGGGGAAACAGATAAAATAACCCTAACCTTAAAATATTAATGCTTGAAAAGTTAGCTGAGAACCATACCCTTTGGATAAAGATGGTTGTCAATATGGGATGTGATAAGCACATCGCAGAAGATATAGTACAGTCAATGTATCTTAGGATACACAGACTTGTTACTGATGAGAAAAAGATAATGTACAATGATGATGAAGTCAATAGATTCTTTATCTATGTTACATTAAAAAATATGTTTGTTGACTATATAAAAGCAAGAAACAAATATACGTTCTTTGAATATATGGAGACTGATGATGTGGAGGAAGGTCTTGAAGAGTTTGAGTTTGATGAGCAAGAGGCTTTCCATAATTTAGTAGACTCTATGTCAAGTGAGATAATGAGTTGGGAAAGATATGATATTATATTGTCTCAGCTTTATTTTAAGACAGACCTATCCCTTAGAAACATAGCCAATGGCTCTGGGATTAGTTTAATGAGTATATATAATTCTATTAAGAATTATAAGAATATATTAAACAACAAATTTATTGATGATTACCAAGACTATATGAATGGTGATTATCATCTAATCAAACCTAAAACAAAATGAAAGACGAAACCTACTACGAAGGATTAGACAAGCGTACTAAGGAGTACAAGGAATGGGTAGCCTCAAGAGAAGAAGCCATAGCTTCTGAATCTACTGGACTTGGAGATACCATTGAAAAGATTACTACAGCTACAGGAATCAAGAAAGCAGTTAAGTTCTTGGCTGGAGAAGATTGCGGATGTGATGACAGAAAATCCACCCTAAACAAACTATTCCCTTATAAGAAGATTGAGTGCCTTACTGAAGATGAGTACAACTATTTGGTAGAGCAGATGAAAAGACCTACTAATGTAGTTAGTCAGACTGTTCAGTTAAAGATGTTAAAGATTTACAATAGAGTCTTTAATGACAAGAAACAACCAACCTCTTGTGGGTCTTGTTTTAGAAGTACTTACAATGCGTTGAAAACCCTTATAGATGAGTATAACCAGTAATTGGAAAGAAAAAGATTTATTTGATTGGTTAAGTAAGAATTGGTATCCAGACTTGCTTAAGAGCAGAAACCCAATGAGTAGATGGGATTGTTATTCTCCTCATAAGAAACATAGAATAGAGCTGAAGTGTCGTAGGAAACACTATGACACTTTACTCTTGGAGAAGAAGAAGTACGATGCTATGATATTAGAAGTAGCTAAACATAAAGATATACCTGTGTATATTAATTCTACTCCAGAGGGTATTTGGCTTTTTAATCTACTATTCATTAAGAAAGATTGGGAAACCAACTACCTAAACCCAGCGACTACTCAGTTTGCAAACAAAAACAGAATAGCTAAAGAAGTAACATATTTAAAAATAACAGACGGAATAAGAATATTATGAATGATATGCAATTAAATTACTTGAAGACAGTATTGCTATCTCAGTTATTATTGGAGGCCAATGAAGGCCTCCGATTGACTAAGCAATACAAACAGAATGTAAAACAACAAATCAACAAGCTAAACACGATGTTGGAGGAGGTTGTTAGAGAAGAGTTCAACACAGTTTATGATACCGATCCAGAGATGGTGACTAACATCTTAAACAAGATAGAAGAACTTATAGATAAGATTAAAGGCTCATCCATAGATGAGCTTGTAATGATTAACTCTGTAGTAGATAAATACCAAGAGAACAAAGATTGGTTCAAAGAACACGCAGAAGCAGAGTTTTTAAAGATAGATTAATATGGAAAAGATAGTATTAGATGTTTGCTGTGGCCCAAAGGGTATGTGGTTTAATAAACAAGATGAAAGAGCGTTGTATCTTGATAGGAGAAGGGAAACTCATATTGACACATATCCTTGTGGTACTAAAACAAATATAATAGACCCAGATATAATAGGAGACTTTACAGATATTAAACAACCTGACAATTCATTTTGGCACGTTGTGTTTGACCCTCCGCATATAGAACAAAAAACAGAAAGCCAAATAACAAAGAAGTATGGTTCTCTGCAAGGAGACTGGAGAGAAATGTTGAGAAAGGGATTTAAGGAATGTTTTAGAGTGTTAAAGCCTAATGGTACTTTGATATTCAAATGGAATGAAGTTAGATTCCCTGTTAAAGATATATTAGAGCTTACAGATAAAAAGCCATTATACGGACACAAAAGCGGTAAAAAAATGCAGACTCATTGGGTTTGCTTCATTAAATAATAAATAGATATGAGAGGAAACGCAATCCATTACGAGGCCACAGGAGATTACGATGTAATAGACTTCTGTCAGCATTACAAATTAAACTTTAACAGGGGCAATGTTGTTAAATATATTGCCAGGGCTGGTAAGAAAGACGATGAGTTACAAGACCTATACAAAGCTAAGGACTACATAGAAAGAGAGATAGCTTTTGTTAGGGAACTTAGAAACAAAGAAGCACAAGATGCAAAAGAAGGAGTAGTAAGTCCTTACAATTATAATTATAAAGATAGATAAATATGCCATTACCAAAACCAAATCCAACAGAGAAGCAGCAAGAATTTATGAATAGATGTATGGGAGATCCTACTATGAATAAGGAATACCCAAGACAAGACCAAAGGCTTGCAGTATGCTACACGCAATGGAGGGACAGATAGTCCCTCTTTTTTTTATACTTATGTTTGTTTATTAACAAATAATGTTTATATTTGCGTATAACATTAAAACAAATAACAATGGAAAAAGTAATTGAAGACTTAGAGTTGATATCATTTCACCTCAGAGACACGGAACAAATCTTTGTTTCAAACTGGATTGACAGATGTGTAGAAACCATTAAACAGTACAGCAATGAAAGAGTATGATATCACTTGGGAAGGACTTGTATTTACTATTTGTGGTATATATGAGCCAGAAGAAAAGGAAAGCTACTTTGAGCCTTATGAGAAAGAGAGATTTAATATCTCTGGCATTTATTTAGGCGATGCTTGTGTAGACTTTATGTTGAATGAATCAACAACAAAGCAGTTAGAAGAAGAAATCTTAGAAACATATTACAGATGATAAAGTTATTAAACGGAGAGCTTTGGGAAGAAGAAGCTATATTAAAGAAAATGGTTGATGATAGTTTTTACTATGGTCATTTAGGCAAACACGCTTTGAGCAGTTCATCTGCAAAGAAGTTAATAGATAGCCCAAAGGCTTATCAAAAGAGCTTGTACAGTTCCAGTAATTCGCAGCCATTGAGAGATGGTAGGCTTGTACACCTTGCGGTATTGGAACCACACAGGTTAGAAGACTTAGTTGTTATTGAAGGAACAAAAGCCCTTAAGGCTTTTAAGGAAGCGGTAGCAGAACACGGCTCGGAAAGTGTTTATACTAAATCAGAGATGGATTCAGCACATTGGATAGCTAAAGCTGTTAGGAGTTGTAATGAAGCTTACGACTTATTAGATGGCTGTACCTTTGAGGAACCAGCTATCAAGATGTTAAACGGATTGCCATTCAGAGGTAAAGCAGATGCTATAAAAGGAAAGACTATTATTGACCTTAAGACTACAAGTAAGGGAGTGCCTAATTTTAAGTGGAGTGCTAAGAACTTCTCTTACGATCTCCAGGCTGCTTTATACTTATCTCTGTTTGATGCTGATGAGTTTATATTCTTAGTAGTTGATAAGGACACTAAAGACATAGGTATCTTTGAATGTAGTGGAGACTTTATAGAGAGAGGTAGGGAGAAGGTAAGACACGCTATGAATATTTATAAGCACTTCTACATAGATACAGACCCATTAGATTCTGTACGTAATTATGTACTTAAAGATATACTATGAGAACTATAACCATCTTGCTTAGTGGATTGACATCTATAATGTCAATCTTAAAGATAGTAGAGACTAATAACAATCCAGACTCCATAGGAGACAATGGAAGGTCATACGGCATCCTACAGATACAGAGAAGCGTTCTAAGCGATGTTAATCGTATTTATGGTACTGATTACCGACACAAGGATATGTTCTATGAGGAGGCTTCTGAGGAGGTATTTATGTTATATCTTTGTTATGGAAGAGAAGTATTCCTTAAGAAGCATTGCAGATTCCCTACTGAAGAGGAGATGGTTAGAATGTGGAATGGCGGAATATACAATGGATATAAATATAATCAAACTAAAGTTTACTATCAAAAGTATTTAGATGTCAAAGAAGGAATTAATAGATGAGTTTTATCATATGGCTATGTATGATTTAGCTCACGAGGTAACACAACAAGACTTATACGAATTGCTTAAGGAGTACGAGAAGAAAGAAATGTACGAGCAATGTGCTGGCATCAGCCGAGCATTGAATACTTATAAGTTTGTTAAGGATTTTTACACAATTAAAGATAACAATGATAAAGGAGACTTTATCCAAATAGATTTTGAAAAAGATGGAGATTAAATTAGATTTTATAATTGATACACTACAGAAGAAGACAGGGCTTAACCTTAGAAGGAACACAAGAAAGAGAGAATACTTTTTAGTAAGAGCTATATACTATAAGCTTGCAAAAGAGTACACAATATGTTCTTTGGATAAGATAGGTGCTGAACTTGGTAAAGACCACGCTACTGTATTGCACGGAATAAAGAAGTTTAACTTGGAGATGAAAAAGTATTATCCAGAACTTTATGAGTTGTATACTAACTTTAAGTTAAGATACCCAGTAGAGTTGTTTAACAATGATGATGACATTCCTGCTCCAGAGGAACTTACTGCTATAGTAGAAAGGATTAATAATATGGATAATCAAATCAAACAAAGGGATGCTGAGATTAAAAGGCTTAACCTTGAGATAGACTTGATGAAGCATAATGGCGAGGACAAGCGTAGCGATATAGTGAAGCTTGTCTCTGAAATACCAGAAGACCAATTACCTTTGTTTATGGAAAGGGTTACAGCAATGGTTAAAATGATGAATACTACTATTGCTTAATGGCCAGAAAGAAAAAGGTAAACTACAAAATAGATGGAATGAACTACGAAGCCCAGCATTGGTGCTTTAGGAATAACTACAGAATATATCCAGTAGTTGTTAAAGATGGTTTCAACATTCATATAGATGTAGGACACAAGCATTATGAGATAGGTCAGCTCCTTAAGGAAGCTGACTTATACCAAGAGATATGGAACTTATACCAAACAATATATAACAAAAATAAAGATGCCAAAAGCAACTAAACATTCAAACAACATCAAACCTACAGATGGTAGGAAAGGTAATGGAAAGAACAAGCAAGGAATAAAAGCTGTTCAAGTAAAGAAAGCTAATATGACTCCTGCAAGGCTTAACCAAGCTAAGAAGGATCAGATAGGAACCTATGCCTTAAAAGCTATGAAGAAAGTCTTTGGCTCTGAAGCAGAAGCTTGGGAGACATTAGCAGAGAAGGCTAAGGATTCCTTTGCACATATGAA